TTCGACTTACAAAATTTTTTGACAAAAAGAGCATGACTGAATCCGACCTTGCCGCCTTTTTAGGTGTCCCTAGAACCGAGATCGTTGCAGTTCGAAAAGAGAACCCGGAGTATTCCTACAAGGTTGGTCGCACGATCCACTGGACGGATGCGGGCAAGGCGTTTCTGTACAAAGAGCTTCGGTTAGACACTCCTTTGGAGCCGGGACAGCCCAGAGAGACATTTGCCACCACGGGACGCTGCTGGTTCCCGAATAAGAAACTGGTGGAGGCGCACTTGGAGAATGGCAAGCAGATACTGGTGCGGGTGAAGGATTCTGGGATGTATGTGCCGAAGATGCAGATTCCGATTAAACCAGATGGCAATGGCTGGGTGGTCAGGAAGCACCCCCGACAGAAAGGCAGAATGTAGTGGACGCACACGATCAGGCGGATGCTTATTACCAGCAGATTGTCGCTGTCACGGAGCGGTTCAAGGATGAATTCGACATGACCTACGCCCAGTTGATTGGCGCACTGGAGATGTACAAAATGGAGTTGTTTTGTGAAGCCATGTGTGTTCCCATAGACGAGGATGACGACGAAGACGAATTCGAAAATGGAGAAGACAAATAATGAAAATGTGGCGGCCGCAGTGGCGGAGGGACTGGACATCCAGACGGAGATGGGGCGGGAGGTCGTCAAGGTCGCCTTGGAGTGTATGAAGTTGTTTGACGACAAGCAGCAGGACTATGGTAGCGCGAATATATTGATGTCCGGTGAGATTGGGGTTGCTTGCCGGTTGCAGGACAAGGTGAGTCGGATACGGCACATTTTACTGAAGCAGTTAAAGGGTGATACAAAAATCAATTATGAGTCATTGGAGGACGCCTATATTGATGTGGCTAACATTGGGATGATTGGGATGTTGTTGAGTCGCAACCTCTGGAAGTAGTGGCGTTTACTCCCACAGAACATCCGGTCTTGGTAGTTCCTTCGCAGGAGAAGATGCGGGAGTTTGCCGCCCGTGGAGATGCGGGGCTGGACGAATTGGCTCGCGCGCTGGAAAAGCGGGAGGAACTGATCCGCTTGGAGAAGGACGACCCCTATCGTTACGGATTTGAGCCGGACAACTGGAAAGACGCCGATAAACTTTGGGAGGGTGTTGGCGAACTCCTGATACAAGGCGGAAATCGCGCTGGAAAATCCGAGTATGCGGCCAAGCGGATTATCCAGACGATGACGACCAAGAAACGGTCGAAGGTTTGGGTGTTGGGCATGACGGCGCAGTCCAGCATCCGCGATCAGCAGCAGTTGGTACACAAGTACATTCCGGCCGAGTGGAAGAACATAAAGAAGGGCCGCATTCAAAATGTCTCTTTTTCGCAGAAAAATGGCTTCACCGAGAACACCTTCATTCTTCCCAACGGCTCCCAGTGTTGGTTTATGAACTATTCGCAGGAGATACGGGTGATTGAGGGTGGTGAGGTGGACATGATTTGGTGTGATGAGCTTGTGCCGATTACTTGGGTGGAGACACTGCGGTTTAGGTTGGTGACTCGCGCCGGGAGCCATGAACTGTCCGGCCGACTCCTAATCACCTTCACCCCGGTGGACGGGTACACGCCGACCGTGAAGGAATACTTAAACGGCATGGACATACTGGAAACGCGGCCGAGTCCGTTGTTACCGGACAATGTGAATGTGGGCGGGTGTCCGCCGGGCGAGATGCCATACACGGCCAGAAACCGGAAGGACAACGGCCGCATCATCTGGTTCTTCACTTCCATGAACCCGTACAATCCGTATCGGGAGATGGTGAAGACCTTGAAGGGGGAAACCAGTATCCAGATCAAGTTGCGGGCGTATGGATATGCGGAGAATCTGACGGGCAACCAGTTCCCCAAATTTTGTCATGTACACATATTGGACTCGGACAAGATACCGGCCGGGACGAATTATGTGGCGGCCGACCCGGCGTGGAATCGGAACTGGTTCATTTTATGGTTGCGCGTGGACGAAAACGGCCGCAAGTATGTATATAGGGAGTGGCCGGATCGGGACACTTACGGGGAGTGGGCAATCCCCGGCGAGAAGCCAGATGGGGCAGTTGGCCCGGCGCAAAGCATAGGTGGTGGGCGCGGAGTGGACGAGATCAAGGAGTTGGTTGTCGAACTGGAGAATGGCGAGGAAATTGAGGAGAGATACATCGACCCCCGTGCGGGCGCGACACAGGCTGCCGGGCGCGAGGGCGGAACGTCGATCATCGATCTGTTGGGGGAAGGCGATGTTCCGATGTATTTCAATCAGGCGGCCGGAATCTCGGTGGCAAACGGCCTGACAATCATCAATGATTGGTTGAACTACGACCAGACCTCCCCGGTGGATGTGATGAATGAGCCAAGCCTATATGTCAGCCGGGATTGTGGGAACTTGATTTATTCCTTGCAGGAGTGGACAAACCGGGACGGGGAGCGCGGAGCCTCGAAAGACCCCGTGGACACCTTGAGGTATCTGGCCGTGATGGAACCAATCCACGTCACGGCCGAGACATTTGCAGGATCGGGGATTAGGGGGTATTGATGGTTTCGGCACTGCCACTGCTGCTAACACCTAGTCAAGCTGAAGACTTGACGGGGTTTGAGCGTAAATATCTGGCAAAACTTGCGGAAGCAGGAAAAATAAAAATTTATAGAACAACTGGTAACCAAAGACGGTACTATAAATCGTCTTTATTGACATACTTTAATCATGGAGACAAATGATAAAATAGCACAGGCCAAGGATGCGCCTGATGTGAGAGAGTTGGCGAAGGAATATAATCGGTCTTTAAGCGAGGGCTATTCCTTGGAGCGAGTGGCCGAACTGGATGATGTGAGGTTCACTAGGTGGGACGCGCAGAGTGATGATGGGAAGAAGCACGATGCGAACATGAAGGAGGGGAGTCAGGCTTTCCCGTGGGATGGTGCGAGCGATACGCGCATCCCGCTGGCGGATTCCATCATCAACGATGCAGTGGACATTATGACCACGGCATTCAGCCGGGCGACACTGAAGGTTGGGGGCACGGAAGTTAAGGATGCGGAGACAGCTTCCATTGCGAACAACTTGATGCGGTGGCAAGTGGACACCAAGCTGTACCACACACTAAACCGTGAGTCCGAGTTGTTGGCCCAGTATGGCCAGCAATATGGGTGGAGCGCGCTGTTTGTCGGGTGGGAGCAGAAAAGTGCCTTGAAGCCTCGCACGATCACGATGGATGAGATCATGCAGATGGCCGCCCAGATGGAGGAAGGGAATCCGTTAAAGGACTTGCCCGAACTCATCATGGACGCGGAACAGGAGGACGTTGTGGTTGACATATTGCAGGCGCAGTTTCCCGGTCTGGAGTCGAAGGAGGCGCGGTCGGCCATTCGGGATTTGCGGAATGACGGCCAGACCGAGATACCACAGGCGTACATTGCGGTGAACCAGCCTACAATTGTGGCGTTGAAGCCGTGGGAGGAGATTTCGTTTCCGCCCGAAACAGTGGATTTGCAGTCGGCGCGGGTGATTTTTCGCCGGACATTTTTGACCGAGGCCGAGTTGCGGGCGAAAGTGGTGGACGAAGACTGGGACGAGGCGTGGGTGGAGGAAGCCGTTAAAACGGCCGGTCGATCCAGCGAACTCCACGATTTCAGCCAGACCGTGACGGACTTGACCTTGAACGAGTCCCTGACCATGTACGACAACCTGATTGAGGTGGTTTATGCGTACAACCGACAGGTGGACAAGAACGGAGTGCCGGGGATTTACTTCACCGTGTTTAATCCAATCATGTCGATGCACTCGACCGGGGATGAGTTATACGCCAAGTATGAGTTGCTGGATTATATTCACTGCCGGTATCCGTTCGTGGAATATCGCCGGGAGCGGCTCAAACGCCGCGTTACGGAAAGCCGGGGAGTGCCGGACATTTGCCGCACTTGGCAGAACGAGATCAAGACGCAGCGGGACTCTGTTTTCGATTCGACCAGTTTTGAGACACTGCCGCCCATCATGGTGAGCAAGCGGATCGGGGTGGCGAATAAGATTGGCCCGGCCGTGCAGTTACCGGTGACCAAGCCGGGCGAGTATGAGTTTATGAACCCGCCCGCCCGAACGCCAAACACTGCGCTTAACCTGATCGAAATTGTGATGAGGCAGGCGGACGAATACTTTGGCCGGGCGAATCCGGCTATTCCGCCGACCCAGACGCAGTTGAAGCAGCAACGCATTGTGAATAACTGGTTGATAACTTGGACGGAGGCATACCAGCAGATGTTTCAGTTGAGTTTGCAATTTTTATCACCGGAAGAAATCCAGCGGATCACCGGGACTAACGCAATCCCCGAAAGCGGCATGATGCAGTTTGATTTCGTGTTGAAGTTTGATGTGAGGGAACTGGACACGGAGTACGTTAATACGAAATTGTCGAGCATCGCGCAGTATGTTGTGCCACAGGATGTCGGCGGTGTGTTGGATCGTAATAAGTTGGTGGAAATGATTACGCGGTCGATCTCTCCCGACATTGCGGAGGAACTGGTGACCGACAAGACCACGGCATCCCAGAAGATGTACGAAGACGTAAAGGCTGATGTCGGGGGGATGATGTTGGGGATGGAGCCGCAATATGTGGAGAACGACCCTGCGGCGCAGACCAAGATGCAATACGCGCAGGAAATTGTTGGGCGCAACCCAAAAGCACAACAGGCGTTACAGGGCGATGAATTGTTCGCGCAATTGTTTGAGAACTATTCCAAGAATCTCCAAATGTCCGTTATGCAGCAGCAAAATGCACAGATCGGCCGCATAGGAGTTAATCAGGTAACATGAACCAGAATTTAAGCTCGTTCCAGTTTGAGAGTAGTGTTTTGTGGGACACGATTTTGGAAAACCTGTCGGCGGCTGCGGAGGTGGAAACTTCACAGGCAATTGCCGGGGAAACGCAGGGGGAAGAACGTATCCACCAGTGCGGACGGGCGGCTGGATTGGCCGACTTCAAGGCACACTTGGTTCATTTACGGGAAACCGCACTCAATAACATGAATTAAAAACAAGACAAAACCTTCCACAACCCCACAAACCCCCCGCGTTTGTCGAAATTCTTTTTGACGACCGGGGGTTTTGTGCGTCTATAGCGCAAGAAGTTCTGCGGGCTTCTATAAACATCCGCTGCCAGCCCACTTGCCGGGCTATAAAATAGCATGAGTGAAAACGAAGTAGCTGAAGGTGGGGATAGCCCTTCAGAATCGACGAAAGCTATCGAATTAGATCCAAGTCAGGCGACTGACGCGGATGGACTCGCGGGGCAACTGGAAAGGTTGTTGACCCCGGAACCGGAACCAGCACCGGCCGCCGAAGAATCGGTGGAGGACGCGGAGAGTGAGGAATCTCCTCCCGATGGATCGTCGAGTGACGAACAACCGGAGGAAGGAGAAGCCGAGGAAGTTCTTTCTCAAACTGAATCAGAAGATTCTGCGGAAGCTGAACAGGCGGCAGACGAGGAGGTGGATTCTCCCAGCCCACAAAAAGGGCTGCTAAAGAGAATTGACAAACTAACTGCTAAACGTCGTGAAGCGGAAGGCAGGGTGGATGATCTGGAGTCGGAGGTTAAGAGCCTGCGGGAGCAGTTGGAGTCCAAAGAGGAATTACCCGAACTGGGCAACATTCCGGGCGCGAATCCGTACAGCAACTTGACATCGCAACGTGCGGTGGAAAAGGAAATGGAAAGAGCGGATGAAATCTTGGAGTGGTGCGAGGATAACCCAGATGGGGCGATTGTTGAAAAGAGTGGCGACGACGATATCGAATATTCGGCGGATGATGTGCGAAATATAAAGCGCAATGCCCGCAAATCTATTAAAAAACATCTCCCCGAAAGGCTTACTTACTTGCAGGAGGAATCCCAAGTAAATGACCAAGTGGACAAAGTGTTCACTTACTGGAAAGACCGAAGTTCCGTTGGTTATCAAGAGGCACAAGAAATCTTGAAAAACCGACCGGAAATCAGAACCCACCCAACGTGGAAAGCGGATGTGAGCATATTCCAACTGGGATTGCAGGCATATAGGGAAATGGTGAATAGCCCGAAAAGCAATTTAGCCAAACCCAAAGCCAAAGCACCCGCCCAACCAGCAGCCCCAACGGCTGCGCCAGCGGAGGCCAGACCGGCTGCCGCCCGTTCAGTTTCCGCGCGGAAATCTTTTGGTGACGAGCGAGATACGGATTCCTTGGCAAACGTAATCTTAAACGATTACTTATAATATAGGATAAGAAAGATATACTTAAATGGCACTTCTTTTAGAAAAAGGGTACAACGCCACTCAATCGGGTGGTAGAGAGGATTTGTCTAATCTTATCGCCAATGTCGATGCAAAATCTACCGTTTTCACCAGTATGGCGAAAAAGGGGAAGAAGCCCGGCAATGTGTTGATGAGTTGGCAAATGGATGCGTATGAGTCACCGAGCGCGGCTGGAACTGTGGATGGAACCGATGTGGATATGACATCCGCCGGTAGTTTCACTAACCCGGCCAAGAATCGTGTGCTGGCGCAAAACTACGCGCAGATATTCCGTCGCGTGTTTCGTGTTTCAAGTCTGGCAAACGAAATTCAAATCGTTGCTGGCGTGAAATCGGAGCTTGCAAACGGTATCGCCAAGAAATTGGTGGAGATCAAGCGGGACATGGAGCTTACGTTCTTGAACGACGCTGACGCGCAGATTGACAATGGATCAAACGCATACTTAACAAAGTCTATGGGTTCGTTCCTTCATGCGTCTGGAACTGGCGGCGGCGGGTCTGACCTTACGGTCAG